TTGTTAAATTATGGAATTTTAAAAGAAAAAGAATAATCACAATTATAAAATAAAAAAAAATATGGAACAAAAATTACAACTTGAAGAGCAAATTAATCAACTTCAATTAGCTCTATCTAATTTTGAAACAAAAGAATTTAAAATTTTCTTTTTTGTTTTAGACACTAAAGGTAACCCAACTGCTGGTATTGCCAATATTTATGAACATGTTAAAATCCTTAAAAACTTAGGTTATAACGCTAGTATTCTTCATGAGAAAAATGATTACAAACTTAAAGGTGACCAAGAAGGTAATGGTATCGCTGATTGGTTAGGTGAAGAATATGCTTCATTACCACATACTTCAATTGAATCACAACAATTAACTATAGGACCAGCTGATTTTGTGGTTATCCCAGAAGTGTTTTCAAATATTATGGACCAATTAAAAGGATTCCCTTGTAAAAAAATTGTAATGTCTCAAAGTTATGATTATTTATTAGAATTATTACAAATAGGGAAAAGATGGAATGTTGATTATGGTTTTAATGATGTAATTACTACTAGCGAAAAACAAGCTAATTACGTTAAATCATTATTCCCATCAATTCAAACACATGTTATCCCAGTTTCTATTTCTGATATCTTCAAAGATAGTGATAAACCAAAAATACCAGTTGTTTCTATAATGACTAGAAATCATGGTGATGCAGCTAAAATTGCTAAATCATTCTACTTACAATATCCGTTATACAAATGGATTACATTTAAAGAATTAAGAGGTATACCAAAAAAACAATTTGCGACTGAATTATCTAAATCATGTTTAGCAGTATGGATTGATGACCAAGCTGGTTTTGGAACATTCCCTTTAGAAGCAATTGAATGTAATACACCAGTGATTGCAAAAATACCTAACATGGTACCAGAATGGATGGAAACAACCAATGAAGAAGGTGTTAAAGTAATTAAAAATAATGGTGTTTGGACTAATACAACATTAAACATTCCAGAATTGATAGCTAACTATTTAAAAATATGGTTTGAAGATTCAATCCCACAAGAATTAATTAATAGTATGGAAGAGTCAAAAGGTAAATATACCAGTGAGAATCAAATTAAAATAGCTACTGAAATTTACACTAATTTATTTGAAAATAGAAAAGCTGAATTAACTATTCTTTTAGAAAATTCATTAGTTTCACTAAACCAAACTGAACCGACAAACGCATAATAAAAATATAAAAAAAATTAAATACATGGAAAAGAATAATATAAGTGTGATATTACCAGTTCATCAATTAAATGAAGAAACTAAAGGGTTATTTAAAAATGCTGTGACTAGTGTTTTAGAACAAACAGTTAGACCAGAAAATTTAATAATTGTTGTACCTAAAAATGGTGACGTATTAAACCAAATCAAAGATGTTGAATTTGGTGATTATAAAAGCTCTGTAATTGTAGTTGAAAACGATGGGGATACAGATTTTGCTTCTCAAGTAAATTATGGTGTATCTCAATGTAAAACTGAATGGTTTTCAATTTTAGAATTAGATGATGAATATGCTAAAATATGGTTTAAAAATGTTGTTGAGTATCAAAAAGCTCATACAAATGTAGATATTTTTATGCCTATCGTTATTGATGTAAACGAAAATAATGAATTTATAGGTTTCACAAATGAAGCTGTGTGGGCTCAAAGTTTTTCAGATGAATTAGGTATTTTGGATAATAATGCATTATTAGCATACCAAAATTTTAATATTGACGGATTTGTAATGAGAAAATCTATGTATGAAGAATTTGGTGGGTTTAAATCTAGTATTAAATTAACATTTATCACAGAATTTTTATTGAGAATGACTTTTAAAGATGCTAGATTAATGGTTATACCTAGATTTGGTTACAAACATGTAAACCAACGTAAGGGTTCATTATTTGCAACGTATAAAGAAACTATCGACCCAGCTGAAGCTAGATGGTGGTTATCTACAGCAAAGAAAGAATGTTATTTTACCAAAGATAGAAATATAACATATGATTCACAAATTTAAAAAATGGTTACTAAACGAGGACGAAAACGAAAAAACGATATGTATTTTGGTCCAGAAGAAGAAGAAGCAGTAATTAAATTTTTAGAATCAACAGATGAAACAGAAAGGAATCTAATTTTTAACGAGTGGCTTAAAGAGCCACTCGATAAAATGATAGAATCGATAATCAGAAAGTACAAGTTATACAGAAAAGGTGAAACATTTGAAGAACTACATAGTGACACATTATCTTTTTTAATGACAAAAGTACATAAATTTGAAAGCGGTAGAGGAAAAAAAGCTTATTCATATTTTGGAACTATAAGCAAACATTATATATTAGGGTTGTTAATTAAAGATGAAAAATACATCAGACAAACAACTTCATACGAAGATTTAAACGATAATATAGAGGAAAGAGAAGATTTAACTTATGTTATTGATAAAGATAGTGTTGAAATGAATGATTTCATTAAAAAATTAATGAGTGAAATTAAAACAGAATTAGAAACAGAAACCAATACGAAAAAAAAATTAAATGAAAACGAATTTAAAGTTGGTTACGCATTGTTAGATATTCTAGAAAATTGGGAAACAGTTTTTATGTCTATGGATGGTGGTTCTAAGTATAATAAAAACTCTGTTTTAGAAACTATGAGGAATTATACCAACTTATCAACAAAAGATATTAGATTAGCAATGAAAAGATATAAACAAATCTATGAAGTTTTAAAAAATTATGGGTTATAACCATTTTAACCCATTAATTTTTTAGAATTTAGGTATTTATAATAAATAACATTTAATTTAAAATTAAATAAAATGCCTAGAAAAAAGAAACAAGACGTAAAAGTAAATGATACAGAATCATTAGAAGGATTAATGCAAGAAACTTATAACGATGCATGTTTACAAATAAATGACGCACAAAAAACAATAAACGAACTATCAGCTAGTGCATCACCAGTAGATGTTGATGATTTAACTAAAATTGCCAAAGAAAAAGGTAGTTTATTAAAAGTTAAGGATTCTGCGATAAGAATTAAATTAGAATTAGCTAAACTACAAAGCGATATAATCAAAAATCGTGGTGACGTGGAATCAACTATCAACGAAAGAAGCCAAGGGTCAGCATCTTTAAATGATTTCAAATCAATTAGAGATATGATTAAAAATAATAAATCATTAGACGATGAAACAGAACTATTTTAATTATGTCAATAATAAATCAAAAAAATAAAGTTTTCGGGTACATTGCTGCTGCTAGGGTTTTAACTGAACAATTACCTATTATTAAATTAATAAATTCCTTAAAATCTTTAAATAACGGTAAAGACCCTATTGCATTTTTAACTGATTTAATAAAATCATTAATAGGTTATGATGCATTAAGAGATTCTATTGTAGATATTTTAACTTACTCTTTTGATGATATTGAAAAAAAGATTAAAGAAACACTTAAAAGACAATTATTATCTTTAATTAGTTGTGGTGTTAACCCTAGTATACCAAGTTTTGTTAAATCAACTGGTACTGGCGTTATAATAGAAGTTAAAAAAGTTGATTTTTTAGATTTATTTAAAGTGGATGCAAACTCAAAATCTGGTAGTTTGCTATATGATGATATAACAAATCCACTTTCAAATTCAACTGATTTTAACACTTTTTTATATGGTGTGATACAAAATGATGGTACCACAATGACATGGAATAACATTTTTGATATAAGGTTCGATTCATTAGGTGTACCAGGAAGACCTAACAACTCTTTCACGATAAAAGCTAATCAAGCATACGACAATAAAAAATTAAATGAATTAAATAATGATTTTATCGATTCATTAATTTTATTTAATTCTGAAAAAGTTGTAAATAAAATTGTTGATAGTATTTTTGGTTCCATATCATTTTCAATATCTAAAACTAAAAAACAGTTAGACCAAGAAGGTAAAATAAATGCGATTATTGATAAATTAGTTGACGATGATAAATGCGATGACGAAGTAGATGATAGTTATTTTGAATTTGATAGTGAAGAAATAGCAACAATTGAACGTGATTCACAAAGAAAACAAAGCGGTGTGATTAAAGTTAAAACGTCAATTGAAACAACTGCTACAGTTACAGAAAACACTTTAGTAGACTTCAATGTAGAAATGGGTACAGCTGCTAATTTTATTGATAAAAAACGAATATTATCTAAAAATATTGATAAAATGAGTGATGAAACAGCTAATAATATACCTAATGAAACCGATAAGATTAGCGTTAAATTAGATTTTGTTCAAAGTATGATTGATAATTTAATTAAAGCTATAGTTAATGTTGTTTTATCACCAAAAATTATTTTAATATTTTTAATTAATTTTAAAATCGTATATGGTCAACTTGAAGATTTTAAAGACCCAGTAGAATTTATTAAAAAGAATAAAAAATTAATAAAAGAAATGGTTAAAACTGTGACAGACATCGTTATTGAAAAACTAATGTCAATAGTTATGAAACGAGTTACTAAATTAGCCACAGATGTAGCGGCTAAAAAAGCTACTGAAAGAAATAAAGATAAGTTATCGCAACTTTTGAGCCTAACTGGTGTTCCACAAGAAGCGTTAAGAATTATTAAAGGTTTATCATAATGTCAAATACATCATGTAAAGGTGGTTCTAGACAATCACCATCATCAAGCACAAATTTTTCATTAAGAAATTTAAATGGTATTATTAATATAATTTTAAATGTGTTTAAAATACCAGAAAAACCAGCTGAATCAATACCGCCACCATTAATTATGCTTGGTGCTGCGTTAAGACCAGGGTTATCAGCAAAATCTATTGCATCTAGAATTATTTCTAGACAATCAGAAGCTGGTAGGGTTACTGGTGATGTTTTTGCTAGTGGTCCAAATACTGAAGAAACTATGGAATTAATTAGAATTGAAGAAATAACCAACGCTCTAAAAACCGAAGCTGTTGTTAATATAGTTGTACCACCAGGCGTACCAACAGCAACTGTTGGTGTTGGTAATTTAGGAGCCCCAGTTATAGCAAATGGGTTTACAACTGGACCAAGCGTAGGTCAAGGTATTATTAGTTAAAACATAAATATTATGAGTGAAGAATTTAAAAACAAAGATTTAGACGATAAAACAAATAATGAGATATTATTTGAAATAAAACAAATGGAAGCTGACCATGAAGCTATAAAATTAAGAATGGTTAGAGATTATGACAAATTAGTTGAATTAGAAAAAAAATTCGATTACGCTAATAAATTAATTTTAAAAAGGTTAAAAAACGAATGATATGTATTTTGTTAATAAAATAAAAGTAAATAAAAACAACATTTATGGTAAGAATAATTTCAAATCCATGCATATCGGTATTGTTAAAAGTATTAGAGATGCTGATGGGTACGGAAGAATTGATGTTGAAATTCTAGGGACACCATCGATTGGAGGTGATAAAGGGAAGAGTGAATACGTTCCAGCTATGCCATTATTACCAAAACATTTATCAGTAATACCAAAAGTTGGTGAGTCAGTACTTATATTTATTTTTAATAAAGAAACCCACTCAACTAGGTTTTATATTGGACCTATAATTTCTGGATTAAACAATCTTGAATATGATGAAGGTGAAATATCAGCACAAAGAATCTTTCCATGGTCACAAGGTAAAAAAGATAGACCAGTAACTAGTGTTAAAACAAATGATAATGTAATTCCATCATTAACTGGAATTTTCCCAGAACCAGAGGACATTTCGATTCAAGGTAGGTATAATACTGATATAACTCAAAAACATAACGAAGTTGTTATTAGAGCTGGTAAATTTAAAAATACATCTCCAGATAAAAATAACCCTTACCCATTTAGTTTTAATTTTACCTCTCAAGGGTTTATTCAAATT